AGGAGGGAGATCAAGAAGCAATCCAAAGGGACCTTCGCCCGTGATGGGAGTTCTTCAAGGAACCTTGCAATGAAGCTTGGTGACGCGACCTTACGAGGACCTCTGTGGATTAAGTTCCGCAGTGGACCCAGTTTGGGATTGGTTTCGAAAGCTTGAATGCTTTCGCTTTTACCTCGTTTGTAACTTGGTTTTCGCTTCGTCTTCGGACACCAGTTAGTAGGTTAGATACTCTCCCCTAGACATTTCACCTCCTTGAGAAGATTCGCTGGATCACTGCAATGCACAATTTGTGCGGCCATTCTTGATAATTACTTCGTTTGGTCTGCATATCACTGCTTTCTTGTAGAGGTCGTGTAGAGCCGTGACTCGTAAATGTTCACAGGTTTGTCTCCCCCCTATTCTCTGCCCGTTCCCACTAATCCACCGAGGTGTCTGGCTTGTTGCTCAGAGCCGGTTCGGTGAGTCAACCCAACGTGATGTGGGGTGTTCGGGAACCCAGACTCTGTTCAGAGTCTCAAGGCTATAACAATCAGGTGTGGGACACTTGCTCATGCCCACACTGCACTATGAGCATCTAAACAACAAAATGGTAAAGGACGGAAAAACGGAAACAAGGGCAAGAAGAAGACACCAGCCCAGAACATCCAAGCGATGTTACGATCAGAAGTCAAGAAAGCGAGGAGGGAGATCAAGAAGCAATCCAAAGGGACCTTCGCCCGTGTCGGCGCGAATCTCGGCGGCATCCTTGGTGCTTCGTATGGACAAGCCAATTTGGGCCGCTCGTTTGGCGGTTTCATTGGTAGGGGCCTATCCCGCGCCACCGGTTTTGGTGACTACGAGGTTCGATCGAACTCTCTCGTAGCTCCTACCGTGGTGCCCGATTTTGGCCCAAACTCCGTGCGGATCACTCACAAGGAGTACTTGGGTAACGTTGATGGATCTACGAAATTTGAATATCGTCAGTATCCTCTCAACCCAGGTATGGCAACCACATTTCCATGGCTCTCCGGAATCGCTCGCAATTATCAACAATATCGTATGAACGGTGTCATCTTTCAATATGTCTCAACCTCAGCCTTTGCCCTCGGCACGACGAACTCGGCCTTAGGTAAAGTCATTCTTGCAACTAACTACAACGCTGAGGACCCTAGTTTCACATCTACTGTCGGTATGCTTGCAACTCAATTTTCAAATTATTGCAGGCCGGCTGACAGCATTCAGCACGCCATCGAGTGTGCCCCAACTGAGACAGCTAATAATGTATACTATGTACGCACTGACCTTGATGGTACAGGCAAGGATCTCAGGCTCACTGACATTGGATTCACGGAGATTGCTACCGAAGGGATGCAGTCTTCATCTGAGGTCGGTGGTCTGTGGATCACTTATGATATTACTCTTATGAAACCTATTCTTAACCCACAGAACGCTATGTCAGATGGTTTTGATCAATTTGTCATGATGTCGAATAATGACAGTCTTGTCGATAGCAAGCAGACTGTCCGCAATGGTTACCTTGGTGGTACCCTGAGCTTCGACGATGGCAAGATGATCTACTATTTCAATGAAGGTATTTCTTCTGGATACTTCCTTTCCGTCATTGAATTCGACACAACCACTGAGAACAAGATAACTCACACATCCCCAGGATCAGGTTTTCACACCTACAACAATGCTGGCATTGTTTTAGATTCTGACAAGGATGGCCCTTTTAATGCTTTTAGTATTGGGGGCGGCGGTGCGATTTGCTCCAATCTTACATTCCCACCTTACACGGTTGGCGGCACTGCTGCTGAGGCCATCATTGTTGAAGTGTTTCTTGTTAACGGTCCGGAACCCTGGATTCGTTTGCAGAACGTTCAACTTGCTGGCGTCGG